TTCATTCCATTGAGGAATGATTCAGTCATTTCAGTCTTAAGACCGTGCTCGACTGAAAGTGAATTCTCATGAATCCACTCATCAGCAACATACTCAAGGTATGCATCAACACGCTCAGTAAGACTTTCTTTAATAGCAACGATCTCTTCTACGAGTGCTTCTTCATATGAAGCTTGAAGTGATTCTTTAATTTCAGCAACCTTAGATTTGATTGCTGCCTCAAAGATGGTGCGTGCTTTCTCTTGGAATTCCTCAGAAAGCTCCTCACCCTCAAGAAGGGCATTGACATCTTCTTCGATGTCAAACTCTTCCTTCATTTCATCTTCATCTTCATCTTCTTTCTTTTCGTGCCCTTTACCTTCTTTCTTCTCACCCTTTTCTTTCTTACCTTCTTTGTGAGGAGGTTCATCTGTCTCTTCTTCGTCGGCAGCCTCAGAAACTACTTCCTCTTCAGTCTCTTCTTCTACAAGATCTTCTTCCTCATCAACTTCTTCCTTTGCCATAGTGGGCATAGGTTGTGCTGCTGCTGCCTTTGCATTCACAACATTTCTAACTTGAGCGAGAATTGCTGCAGGATCTTTAAGTTGTGCCGAATCGTCATCTGGACGATAATTGTCTACGGTAGGCCCACCTAAATCTTCCCAACTACCTGTTTGTCCGGCAGGAATGCCAGTTTCTAGGTGTTGCATTGGATCGGCAAGTGCAGCCCCTTTGGTTACTACGTTTTCCATTTCTTGTAAATTTCTACCAACGGACATTTGTTTTTTTAGATTCTTGTATATAATCTATATTTATTTATTAAATTATAAATTTGAAAGAAATTCATTAAAAAGATTTAACTTATGTTCTTCAAGTTTTCTTTGATCAACTAGGGTGTTGATTCTACGTTTGGTAGATTCAACAAGTTTTTCTCTAAGAATTCCACCATCCCAAATCCACTCTTTACCTTCCATAATTCCCTGAACAAAAGCATCGGGAGCAGAAGGATCAGCAACGATATCAGCCGCAGTTGCTAACATAAAATCTTCACCAACAATTTTATGACCTTCATTGGTCATCTTCAATGATCCAACACCGCGAGAAGAAACACCAAGGCAAACACCTTCACCAATAAGAGATTTTGCAATCTTTCCCATAGGTGTTTCTAGAAGTTGTGCCTTACCTATGAAGTTTGTTCCTTCTGCAGTCAGAGAAACAATTTTATGAGATACACGATCAAGATTGACGGTAGGACCGTCAGGGTGGCCAAGTTCTCCTAAAGCACGACCTTTATTAATGAAAGACTCTGTATATCTTTTAACTTCACGGGAGAGTGTTTCCATTGGATACATTCTTCCATTACGGTTGCAAATATCTCCTTGAAGGAAGATGCCTTCAATGTATAAATTCTTTTTATTACCTACTTTTTCGGTAATGAATTCTACTTTTTGAATTTCTTCTGTGATGAGTTTCATTTTAGTTAGTGAATGCTACTTTATTTGCTTTGATTGCTGTTGAAGTCCAAATAACATCTGATCCTGTTTTTTGTAAAAACTCAACAGATTTAGTAGGCATAGTAAAATATAATGAAGTTCCTGCTCCAACTACGGTACTAATTGCTACAGTAACATCACCACTATGAGTGTTATATAACCGCACACAAGTTGCAGAACCGATACTAGTTGCTGCTCCAGCTGAAGCGCCGGTTGTTACTTCAGTTTCAATAATTTTTGTAAGTGACATTATTCTTCTTCCTGATTAATGTTATCGGAATCAACCCCACCGAATAATGAAGATGCTACTTCTGGCCTCAAATCATTTATTTTTTCAGCAGCTTTGTTGAATAAAGCTGCCTTGATAGCATCACTAATTTCTGCAGGAGAAGCATCAGTAACCACTAAGTCTATAATATCTTCCATAAAAGTAATTTATATATCTATGTTTTATTTATATTTCTGCTTTTTTAATATCTTTACGCATTTCGGAATCCATTGTTGAATCATTTGCGGACATATTTTGTTGGTCTGGAGTTTGACCTAAACTCATCATCTCCTGATCAAGTCCTTGATCAGTTGGTTGAGGTAATGGTTGTCCAGTTACAGGATCTATAGTTGATGGATCCGGAATAATCCCCTCTTCTATTTCATTTTCTATTTGCTCATTTATTTCAATTATTTCAGTATCTGTCTGTCTTAAAATTTTAGATCTTACATATTGTACGGAATAATATTTTCCAATATAAGGTTCGATAGATGCTAATGTGGACAATCTGTTATTGAGTAATTCTGATTCTTTTAGTTCTGCAAATTGATTATCATATAAGAAATCATATTGAATGTGATCACTAATTCTCTCCCAGTCTTCGGGGCTTACTACATTTTTAAGGATCAATTGAGTCCTTAACATATCTGTAAATAAATTAGCAAATCTTTTTCTCAATCTCCCAACAAACTTTGCAAATTTTAGTTCATCCCTCAAAATCTCTGAAGATCTACCTAAATTAAATCCACCATCACTCGCAATTCTAGATTCTGGAACTCCTAATGCTCTATAAAGTTTTTTCTGGAAATATTCAACATCAGACAGTTCTCCAAGATTTTGACCACCTGGAAGAGTAGTAATTTCAGTTCCTCTGCCACCTTCTCTTCTTGGAAGCCAAAAATCTTCCATCATCGACATAAACTTTCTATCATCACGAATTTCTCCAGTTCCCGCATCGTATACAAGTTTATTGCGGTAACGGCTCATTACTTCCTTTAGATATTGTTCCGCTTTTACCTTTGGTAGGTTGCCGACATCAATATAAAAAATTCTACGTTCTGGTGCCCTTGATAGTCTGTAAATCACCAAAGAATCTTCAATCATTCTCAGTTGATTGAGTGCTTTAATTGCTTTATGTAAATATGATAAGACAGATCCTTTATTTCTATCAACTAAACCAGAATTAATGTAAGCAATAGAATCTTTTGCAATTTTAATTGATTTTTGACTACCTGATCCGGAAATCATTCCAGTAGGATATACTGGAGATGGTGTATACATGAAATATTCTTCGATTTCTGGATAGAACGCTTTCTGAGTCTCTCCAGTTTTTAGATAATTAAAAACTTCTTTCTTAGAGGTCTTTTTTTCTTGACGAATATACCTCATCTTCATTGGATCAATATATCTAAGTTCTTTGATCCCTTCTTCTGGTTTTTTTACATCAATAACTTTTAGATAATAAAGTCTACCATCAATATACCAATTTCTAAAAATTTCATGACACTTTTTATCAAAGTCAAGTAATTCTTTGATAAAGGTAAACTCTTCTCTGATTATTTTTTTAATCTTATCACTAGCATTTACATTAGATAATTCAATTTCTACGGGCGAATCATACAAATCACTAACTATAGCTTCGTTAACAACATCTTCGATGGCATTATCACATTCGGGATGAATTGCCATCTCCCGATATCTTTTAATTAAATCGTGCTCAGAACGATAAACTCCTTCAATGTCAAGATATTGTCCATAAAAACCGCTTGCTATATAATTATCAACCCCGTCCTCATTAGTTTGAGGGACGGGGGAAATTATAGACGGAGACTTATCTTTATCATCTTCAATAGAAAAACCAAAAAGTTTTGCCATATTATAATTTTTTAACTCGTTATTTATCTATTTATTAGTTAATATTTTCTCCACCAATAGCACCTTTAACTGCTTCCCACCAAAGAACTTGAAGTTCAACAGTGAATTCTTGAATTCCCTGAGCATCATATGAAAGTTCGATTGCCGAAACTTGGGTTGGGAACAAATCATACATATGATATGTTCTTAAAGTTGCTCCACTACGATCTAACTGGTAAACAAAAGCATCTGCTTGATAAGTGGCTGGATCTGTTAATCCAGTATTATCAGATACTCTATTAATAACGTTCATCCATCTTTCGAATGCAGAACGAATCGAAAAATCGGTGTCGTTAATGACTGTAATTGACCAAGTATCAAAGGTTCTATCGCCTGCTACTTTTAATTCTCTTCCTCTAAAGGGAACAGAAATTGGAGTGACATTAGATGCTGGTAAATTTGCAGATTTAACTAAAAATCTTGATTTATCAAGAACCGATTGAGAAGGTTGTGCTGCATCTGGAAATGACAGAACAACTTCAAAGAGATTTGAACGAGTTCCACCGCCAGTTAGTTTACTTTTGAAATCAGTAATCTTTCTTAGTGGTGGTGGATTAATTTGAGTCCTAGTTGCCATGATTGTTAAACCTCTTAATTAATTAAACGTTTCCGATTACTTCTTCAAAAGCAACACCAGTTCTGGTTGCAATGAATGTTAGACCTATAAAGTTAATAGATCTTGCTGGTTTAATATAAATGTCAGCAACAAATTCATTGTTATCAATAACAGCAGCTGTGTTATTTGTTTCATCACAAACAACAACGTAATCAAAAATACC